TGAGTTCACGTTGTTCGTTTGCTTTTAGTGCTAGGAATGGTTCGCTGTAAGTATTCAATGCTACAATGTGGCGGAACATGCTACTAGACATGCAAATGATTTTTTCAATCTGGGCCTGTGTTTCTTTGTTCTCACCTTGTGCATCATCTAGTCCTTTTTGCAAATCGTTGTTTACATAAAATCTCAATAGATTTGGCTTACGGCCACGTTCAATCTTGTAGTCAATACCGTTCACACTAAACTCTAGGGTAACCAGCATGCCTTTAGCATTTGTGCGATTAACTAAATTGTCTTTTCTGATTGAGTTAATGGGCACGCCAAACAATGCATAACTTAAGCCTTGAATAAGACTAGTTTTACCTGTACCATTACGAGCGCCATCACCACCTAAGTCTAAGTTCTCACCCAGAATAAGTGTTAAGTCTTGCCGGTTAAAGTCAACTGCTTGAGTGACTTGTCCGATTGATAAGAAGTTTCGTAATGTAATGTTCTTTAGTAAAATCATAGGTTATTGTAAATTTCTAACAAAATTCGTTTATCAAATGTGTTTGATTCAATACTGTTAATCTGGTCAATGACAATTTGATCCACACTTTCAAACTTAAGACCGTCAAAGCCTTGAGTTTCAGTTTGTTCAACCTTCATGGGTATCAATGCCATTTCTCTTAGTTTGTGTTCTGGAATCATAGTTTCACGGATGAAGTTTGCTTCTTCATAGCTAATATCAATATCAAGATGTACTCTAACATGGCTATCAATCAATAGCAACCCTTCTGGATTTTCTAACACATCGCTAAGTTTATAAACTCTAAACAATGGTTGACGTGGCCAACTATGGAATACAGGCTCTTCACCCCATTCCAATATCATCATACCACGTGCATCATCACCTGCATCAGCATAATTATGCGGGAAACTATTACCTATGTACCAAATGTTCTTACGTGCTTGTCGTTTGTGAAAATGCCCACTGAATACTTTATCAAAACCCTTCACATGGTCTTCGTTAATCTCGCCATGATCAGGCATTTCTACCATAGCATTCATGTAGAATCTAGGTAATTCTAAATGACCAAACATATATTTGCCACTTAGTTTTTGAATCTTTTTGTAATCGTCCTGTACTAGCCAGGGTGTGATTACTACGTCTCCTTCTTTGAAGAAGTCGTTGATGATTTGTACGTTTGGTAAATGTTTAGCCCACTCAATACTATGAATGTCCCTGCGGTCACGATAATAAAGATCGTGATTGCCTGGTATAAAATATACTCTATCAAAGCTATCATTTAGTTTCTCCAATGCTTGTAATCCAAATTGCAAAGTGTGGATGTTAATACTTGCTCTATGATGATTATAATCACCAAGGAAGAAACAAGTTTCACATCCCTCAAGTTTTGCTTTTTGTATGAACCAGTCTACAAAGTTAGAACAATCTTGATTATGTTGTAGACTGTTGCTCTTTAGACCAAAATGTATATCTGTAAAGACAGCGGCTTTCTTGAAAAGGTTACTCATTCATGTATTATATAGAAACAGAGTTGGATTAGCAACTCTGTTGGTTAAATTATTCTTCGTATACCATACTAGACGTTCCTTGTCTAGTCCAGCTTGGGTTAAGCCCATTAATTTCTAAAATATCATCACGGATGTTTTGATTTCGTTTTTCACTATTCAAGACACGACAGAAACTATTAGTAATTGCGGCTGTGTAGTATGCAAATGGGTTTGCAGATTTGGCTTCGTTGAATCGCAACCCAACATACGTAAGCTGTAGAATGGCACTGTTACGCATCTCATCATTGTATGTGTACCCACGCCAATTGAATTTCATAGCGTATTTTTCACACATCATAATATACATACGGGCTAACTTATTAGTAATATTGCCGTGATCCTTACTGAACTCTCCGTTTTCCAAGCCACCTGTCCAATGACTTTTGCCGATACATTGAAAAGTATTTGTACTATCTAATCTAAAATGCTGGAATGGCGGGAAATTAACTTTGACATGAACCATGTCATCAATTTCTTTAGCAGTTGTAGGATCTTCTAGGTCTGCGAAAATCTCATCTTTTTCATCTTCAAATTCAAAGATATCTTTTGCAGTTTTCTTCTTATCAACTTTTCTGGGTTGTTTAGGTGCAACCGGAACATGATCCCAAGTCATTACACGAAATACTAGGTCACTAGTGGGAATCTTTTTTGGATCAACACTATCCTTCTCGCCCAACTCGGCACTTAGTCGTGCTGCTCTAGTTTCTTTAGCTTGCCTGATATTATCACGCTTTAATGCATATGCTAATGATTTTTCTAGTGGCTCAGTTGGTAAATCTACTATGAAATCATACCGGTGATCCACTTCGTTATCTAAGAAAGTGCAATATGCATTTTTGCTTAGGTGAATCTCTTTTAGAATGTCTTTGTTATTAAGATAATTGACTGGTTTTTTGACTGCTATACTCATAAATCTCCGTTATTGTGATGTGGCAAGTATAACACTTTTGTTGTAAGAAACAAAGCGTTATGGTAAAAAAGTGGTATTTTTTGTGCGATAAATATATTTAGCAAAGGTTTACTCCATGGCAACAGACCCAATATCCAATGATTCATACATCCCCGAGATTCCCGACGGAGGACCAAATGAAACTATAGAGACTGCACCACCCACTATCGGATTAGGTGATCTCTATAGCGCACCTCCTCCACCTGAAGGATTTGATCAAATTGAAGGGCAAGCCCCGGGGGATAATTATTATGATACTGCCGGGGGAGCCACACAAGCAGAACAAGATGCCATTATTAGGGCACAACTGGAAGCTACGGCTGCAGAATCTTATGGTGGTGCAACTCAAGCAGAACAAGACGCTATAATACAGGCTCAACGAGAAACAAAAGAATCAGATAGAGAAACAAGAAGTTTACTTTCTAAAAGTCCAGCGCCCCCTAGCACTAGAAGTATTAATGCAAACTCAGCTAGGTCTAGAGCAGTCGCACAAACTCAACGAAATGCACGCCAACAAGATGATTGGCGAATCAGACTACAACTTGCACAACAAGCTAACTATTTGTACAACACTGCTAAAGAAGGAGATCTTCTTTACCCATTAAAAGGAACTAACGGAGTCATTTTCCCGTATACACCCCAAATTAATATATCATATCGTGCTAACTATGACCCTAGCGATTTGACTCATACCAACTATAAACAATATTTCTACAAAAATAGTTCAGTAGAAGAAATACAAATTACTGCTGACTTCACAGCACAAGATACTACCGAAGCATTATATATGTTAGCCGTAATACATTTTTTCAAATCTGTTACTAAGATGTTCTATGGGCAAGACGCAGACCCAAGAGCAGGAACACCTCCACCGTTATGTTACTTATTGGGCTACGGTCAATATCAATTTAGTGATCATCCAATCGTACTAACATCGTTTCAATATAATTTACCAACAGACGTAGATTACATTCGTGCAGGGAGTACAACACAATGGGCTGGTCAAAATGTAAGTGCGTATGCAGCCAAAGATACAGGTAGCGCGGCCGGACTAGTAGCAAAAATAAGAGCACTGGCTAGTAGAGTTCCAATCGGTGGCATATCAAAAGACCCAACGTGGAATTCATTATCTAATAGTGCGGCTACTTATGTTCCAACTAAAATTCAATTAAGTTTAAACGCTTTACCAATAGTAACCCGCGCAGATATTTCAAACAATTTCAGTTTAGAAAAATATGCATCAGGTGAATTATTAAAGAGAGGTATTTGGTAATGTCATACCCACAATCTAGCCCATATTATCTTAGTAAGGTGTATAATAATCAATTTTTAGATACTATGATTAATAGACCTGTCCCAATGAATTCATTAGATCCTCTTTGGGAAATAACATTGGCATATAATATGCGCCCTGACTTACTTGCATTTGATATGTATCGTGATGGTAGATTGTGGTGGGTATTTGCACAAAGAAATCCCAACACATTAAAAGATCCTCTTTTTGATTTTGTTCCAGGAGTGAGTATTTTTTTGCCACAGTTTGATAATCTTAAAACAGCGTTAGGATTATAACATGGCAACATTTATAAATACCGGTGGTGAATTACCAAGTCTTACAAATGCCGGTGGTGGTGAAATACCAAATCTAAGATTACTAGCATTGACTCGGGCCGGTGGTAGGGGAACTATGTCTAATGATCCTCGGCTTAACAGACCAGCATTGTTGACAGAACCAGTACCACAAACTGAAGAACAGCAGCGTTTAGCAAGAGAGTACGCTAAACAAGCTGCCAACAAACGATATGATGGTCCAGATAGAGGGAATGCAAAAAATTCACGCATTGCCCCACCTAGCAGAAATGAAACATCTAGCACAACTAGTGAAACATTAACTGATACAGGAACTACTAATAGCACCAATCCTAACAAACTTGATAGAAGAACATGGAATCCGTTAAGCGAGTTTAGTAGTGTTACGTACAAATTAAGTTTATATGCAATGACTCCTGAAGCATTTAACAATTACAATATAACTGGGAATTGGCAAATCAAAGATTTAGAATTGATTGTACAAAGTGGTGGTATTACTGCCGGTTTAGATAGTCCCAGAAACAGTTGGTTTAATTATGATTTCACTATTGATGACTTAGAGATAGTAGGAAAAATTAATGCCAAAGAAACTACTACTGCTACTAATAATACTGGATTCAAATTCAAAATTTACGAACCGTATGGAATGACATTCCCGACACGATTAGTAAAGGCAGAAATAGAACTACAACAAAAATCTAAAATAAAAAAAGATATATCTCAACAAATTGAAGCACTCAACACTCCTTTTTTATTAGTTATTAGATTTTACGGTTACGACTCAAACGGGGAAGTAGTATCTAGATCCATTAATAATACATCAGCTACTTTTACTAAAACAGATGAAGTAGCAGCCTTTGAACGTGCATTTCCTATAGTCATAACTAAATTTAACTTCAGATTAGATAATAAAGTTACTGTCTATGATGTAGAGGCAAAAGCTATAAACGAACAAATTGGTTTTGGTCTAAAGCGTGGCATAACACAATCACCAATTGAAATTCAAGCAGACACGGTTAAATCAGCAATAGAAGATTTATTTAAAAAAATAACTAAGCAACAAAATGAAATAACTAATGCTAAATCTACTGAAAAGAAACAACAGGTAGCAGATAGTTACTCAGTATATTTCAATGATTCCGCAATTGGTAATGCAACAATTGTTGAGAAAGACAGTTACGTAAAAAGTAGAGCTCCGATAGCAAAAGTAAATAATGCTGGTGGAAGCAATGTAAGAAAAAGTCAACAAGCAAGTACTGTAGAAAAAAATAAAAGATTAATTCAGATAAACAGTGGTACTCCAATATTAACTGCTATTGATCAAATTATAAGTCAAAGTACATATATTCGTGACGCAATGAAAATACTAGAAAAAGAAAATGTGGAAACTGTATTAGATAATGTACAAGATTTTGAAGAAAAATCTGCTAGACCATTATCATGGTGGAACATTACACCACAAGTATCAATAGTTGGAGAAGACTCTATCCGTAATGATTACGCATATAAAATCAATTATGTAATACAAAAATATCAAGTACCGTATGTGCGTTCTTTGGTAACTGGAACAAATTCTCCGTATACCGGCGCATCAAAAATATATGACTATTTTTATACAGGAAAAAATTCTGAAATTTTAAAATATGAACAGCAATATAATCTATTGTATTTCAATACTGCCGCTTTAATGAGCGCAGCCGCCAATGCTAACATCAAAGATGGGGCACCAAATAAAGCAGTACCAGGCCAATCAGCCGATGCGACTGGTAAATTGCCAGGTACATTTGAGTTTGAGAATAATATTAAAGCATTCTTGTATAGCCCAGCAGACCAATTGAAGGCACAAATACAGATTTTAGGAGACCCTGACTATCTGATGCCATCAAGTTCCGGTCCTGTAACACTAATAACAAAGCAATTTTATGGTGATGATTTTGCAATAAATCCTAATAGTGGGCAAGTATTCATTGAATTAGATTTCAAACAAGTAGAAGATTATAATACCACCTATAGTGATTCGGGAGATCAAAATTATTCAGAGTCTGGTTTATTAAATCCAAGTAGTAACATACTATTTTGGGACTATCCAGAACCAATAAAATCTCAGTCTAACGGCAGAATGATTTACATGATACTAGAAGTTATTAGTAGATTTTCAAAAGGTACATTCACGCAAGATTTAAAAACTATATTGCCTAATTTCCCAAGCGCCGCATCTACTCCTGTTGTTAAAACACAAAATGACCAGCGAGAATCGTATAAAAAAACTAGAGTAACTAATAACAGACCATCATTGTTAACAAAACCAGTACCACAAACTGAAGAACAACTACGTTTAGCAGGAGAGTACGCCAAACAAAATAAACCAGTTACAACTAATACTGCTAGTCCAAATGATGATCAAACTAATTCAATGATAACAGGTAGCGAAGCGGCATTTGTGAATACTCCAATGCAAGATGATACTAGAGAAACTAATAAGACTAGAATTTTAGGTAGAGGTGCTGCTAGAATTTATGATACTTCAAATACAACCAGATCAGTGGTCCCCAGAGGCAGATAACACAAAGGTAAACGAATGAGTGAAGATATAGTAAAATTAAGAGGCACGTTTAAAGCATATCAAGATGATAGGGGCGGCGCATCTTTAATACCTCATCCTGTGATTGGTATTGTGAGAAACAATGTTGATCCAATGCATTCAGGTAAGATACAAGTTTACATAAATCGATTGAATAGTGCAGAAGATGATAATCCGGCATATTGGACTACAGTAAGCTACATGAGTCCTTTCTTTGGTTACACACCTAATACAGGTAGTCCTGATAGTGATGGTAAATATATTAATAATCCAAACAGTTATGGATTTTGGGCTACACCCCCTGATATAGGAACACAAGTTGTGTGTATATTTGTTAACGGTGATCCAAACTTTGGTTATTATATAGGTGGAATCCCTATAGAAGGGTTAATACATATGACACCTGCTGTTGGTGCAAGCAGTAATGTTATACCTAACACAGGGGAAGCAGATAGCTACGGCGGTGCAACACGATTACCAGTCAGCGAATATAATAATGCTAACACAAAACAGAATAATAGTCCCGTACTTACCGATCAACCTAGACCTGTACATAGCTGGCAAGCGGCTATATTGAACAAACAAGGGTTAATTAGAGATCCAGATAGAGGCGCAATATCTAGTAGTGGTCAGCGTGAGAGCCCTAGTAGAGTATTTGGTATGAGTACTCCCGGCAGACCTATATATCAAGGTGGATATACAGATGAAACTATTGGAGATGCTGTTAAAAAACAAGATATACCGGATAATAATTTTAAAGTAGTTGGAAGACGCGGTGGTCATACATTAGTAATGGATGATGGTGATCTTCAAGGGCGTGACCAATTACTAAGATTGAGAACAAGTACTGGTCATATGATAATGATGAACGATTATGCTCAAACATTGTTTATCATTCATGCTAATGGTCAAAGTTATATTGAATTGGGTAAAGAGGGTACGATTGATATGTACTCTACTAATTCAGTTAACATAAGAACACAGGGTGATTTAAATTTACATGCTGATAACAACATTAATATAAATGCCGCAAAAGATTTAAACATCTCTGCTACTAATGTAAACATTGAAAGTTTAGAAGCAACCAATCAATTTGTTGGCTCAACTTTTAAACAATACACTATGGGAAGTCATACTGTTAAAGTAGATGACAAAATGAGTTTTCAAAGTGCAGGCGATAGTATGATTAAAAGTGGTGGTACTAATTATCTTGTCGGCGGACCTAATGTGCATTTGAATACAGGAGAAAGTTCACTATCTCCGGAAAAAGTAAAACAGTTACCAGTCGTTGCACATACTGATACTTTATATTCCGAATCAAAAGGTTATGCATCAGCACCTGCAAAATTAGCAAGTATTGTTAGTCGTGCTCCTGCTCACGCACCGTGGGCTAATGCTAATCAAGGGGTTGATGTTAAAACTAATATAGGTGCTGATAGTAATCTGCCAAGCAATCCATCAGCCGCAATTCAACAGGTTAATTCTTCTTTAGAATCAGTATCACCCGAAGGTCTTACCTCGGCTGCATTAGCGTCATCAGTTCCAGAAGTAGGTGCTGCATTAGGTGGAATGAGCCCAGCCACTGGAAGCGCCATGCTATCACAAATGGCTCTTACTGCGGCAAACGGCCCAGCAGCCTCAGCTATAGCAAGAACAGCCGGAGTAGTTGCAACTGCCGGAGTAACTACAGCCGCCTTAGGTAGTTTAGGGGTGAATCCATCACAATTAGTGGCTGCAGGAAATCTTAAGCCCGGGGCAGATGTTGCAATCAATGCGGCATTACAATCAGGAAAAACACTTGCTCAAGCAATGCCCTCAAATGTTTGGACGGGCAAAGATGGAGTAAATTCTATAGCTGGTTTCATTACTAATACAAAGGCACAAACTAGTGTAGCTTCAAGATTGTTGAATCAAAGTGAATCAGCATTAAAATCTGTAGGCATGATTACTGGAAAAGAAAGCCCAACTCAAACAGCAGGATTAATAATGAGTGCAGCCACTGTAGGAATTGGAGCCACATTACAGTTTGCTCAAAATGCAATGTCACCAACATCAGACTTGAGTAAAGTTGCAACTGGCGATATATCTAATCTAAAAAATAATTTGACCGGTGCCATTGGTAAATTAGGTACACAATCAAATGATATAGGAGGCAGTGTAAAAAATGCTATAGGTAGTGGAAATTTTGCTGCCAACTTAGCAGACAAAGCATTGGGAGCATTAGGTGGGATAAAGATAGGTGATAGTCTTAAAGGTATAGCAGCCGGGGCATTTGCTAAAATTACAGGAGGATTTAAAGCATTAACTGCTAATAAGCCACAAAACTTAGCAACCCCTGCTAGTGATAGTCCAATGGATGCGGCAACATCTGCCTTAACTGAAGCAGCCGGTTCAGCTATTCCGGGAGTGCCGGGAATTCCAAATATTCCAGGTGGAGTCGGAGCAGTTACAAATGTAGTTAACGGATTGCCTGGCGCCAACACCGGGTCAATTGGTACAGCAGGAGTAAATCAAGCATTACAGTCTGTTACTGGTAGCATACCAAACGGCATACCTAGTTTAGGCCCTAACTTACAAAATCAATTAATACAAGCCGGCACTACAGCCGCATTAGCAAGCGTGGGTATAAATCCAGCTACAATATCATTAGCAAAAAATGCATTAAGCATTGCATCTAAACTGAATCTTACTTCAATGGCTACCGGTGGATTACCTGCAAGTGCAGCCGCAGATTTACAAGGTTCGTTAGCAAGTTTAGGTTCCGGTGGTTCAGTATCAGTAAAAGCCCCTACTGTTATTACTGATAGCTTTAGTTTCCAATCAATTCTTGGTCAAAGTAAAGCATTGTTAGGTGACCCAAAGATACCTCCGTTAAACTTTGGAGCATTGAACATTCCTAAAAATGCAACTGATCCGGGAACGATTAAACAGTATGACACGTTAAAAGGTGATTTGACTACACAAGAAGATTTACAATGGGATTTGCGTAGGAAATATGCTGATGCTGTAGAAAAATATGGTTCTAATTCGAGTGAAGCGCAATCTGCTGAAGCGCCATATAAAGAATGTCTGCAAAAAATCGAACAACTTAGAACACAAATAGCAGGTTTGTCTATTGGAACATCTGCATAAATATTATATTAGGATAACATATGGCAACGTTTATAGGATTCAGTACTCAGGCAGTAGACGCGGTAAGAAAAACTCAAGTGAACTCTGGAGTAGACGGCGGCGCTGGAGCTATAAACAATCCTATTCGCTATAATAAAAAATTTAGAACGGTTGATGAACAATTAGTAGTACAGGATTTACTGAATGCATTGAATATACCACAGGGTCAAAAGCCGGGCAGACCTGATTATGGAACATCACTTTGGAGTTTTATATTTGAACCAAACACTTTTGATGTACAAATTCAATTAGAATCAGAAATAAAACGAATAGCGGCATTGGATCCTAGACTTAATCTAAACAGTGTTGTATCTTATCCACAAGAAAATGGTATATTAATTGAGGTTGAGTTTGCAATTTCACCATTCAACAATGTTCAACAATTAGCTATTCTATTTGATCAAAACGCTAGTAAAGCATTCTCTGTCTAACAAAACCACTGTTTTTATGTATGATAAATACTTAAAAGAGATTACAGTATGGCCACAAGTTCAAGACAATCAAGTATTTTTGGTGTAAATGATTGGAAAGCAATCTATAAAAATTATAGCCAAGCGGATTTCCAAAGCTATGATTACGAAACTATTCGTAAAACTTTTGTAGATTATTTACGAACCTATTACCCTGAAACTTTTAATGATTACGTAGAAAGCAGTGAATATGTAGCATTGCTAGACGTTATGGCCTATATGGGTCAGGCGTTGTCATTTCGTAGCGATCTTAACACCCGCGAAAATTTCATTGATACAGCAGAACGTAGAGACTCTGTTATCAAACTAGCCAACCTAGTTAGTTACACTCCAAAAAGAAATATCGCTGGCCAGGGATTTGCTAAGATAACTTCAATTTCTACTAGTGAACAAGTACGTGATATCAATAACTTAAACTTAAGTAACTTAACTATATTATGGAATGATCCTGCTAATCCAAATTGGCAAGAACAATTTAATTCTATTGTCAATGCGGCACTCATTGATACACAACGAGTGGGCAAGCCAGGTAATACTAATACTATTTTAGACATTAAAACAGATGAATACAGTATTGTATTAACTAGTGGCACTACTCCTATTATTCCGTTCAGTTCAACAGTTGATGGCATTTCAATGAATTTTGAAGGCGTAAGTGTTACTAGCGTAGATAGTGATGATGTATATGAAATACCGCCAGGCAATAGTACAACATTTAATATTGTATATAGAAATGACAAATTGGGATATGGTAGCCCAAATACAGGATTCTTTATGTACTTTAAACAAGGTACGTTACAGACTTACCTTTTTACAGTATTAGAACAAATTAGTAATCAGGCAATAGATATTGATATTTTAGGTATTAATAATTCAGATACCTGGTTATATGAAGTAAATGCAAATACTGATGAATTTGTTGAATGGAAGCAAGTTGAAAGCGTATATGCAAACGCCACACTACAAAAATTATCAAGCACTAAAAAAGTATATTCAGTTAATAG